GAATAGAGACGAAAAATTAAAAGCATTGCAGGGGCTTTGGAAAAAAGCGGACAATGATATTAAGAAAAGAGCGAGAACTATTTACGGATGTAATGCTGTGCGATTTAAAGATATTGTAAACGGAGTTACTCGTAAACCACAGAGTAGCAAAGTTTCTGAAACTTGTATCACTCAAGCATTGCAAGCTACTAAACAAGCTTTTAAAGACCAATTAGCCGATAAAACAAAATTTGCTAACAGTCTGTAAACATTCAAAACGCATAACAACAAGATAACAACCAGCGGCAACATCCGTATTGTTTAACCAAAAAAAAAGCAATATAAAATACTTTGGGAGAGGTCTAGGAGAAAGTTGCCGCTAAAAAAATACAATCATTAAATCAAATCATTATGAACACATTAAAAAAAGAATTCCCAAAACGATTCACTGACGCAGTATCTAAGTTATACGATGCATTTCATAGCAATCAATTAGATGTAGATGACTGTGAAGCGTGTGTGGTTGGAAATATTATAGGTCACGGCGAGTGGCTTTGTGGAGACAACAGGTATATAACAGGAATGGAGATACAGCCGTTTGATTTATTTGGTCCAAATGATTCAGGTTATTCAGTTATTGAATTATCACAAATAGAATACAGATACATTGTTTCTCTAGGGGAAGCAGGGTATTACGAAAATGACAAAGAAACACAATTCCAAGGACTTTGCGCTGTAGTTCAATATTTATGTGAATTAGACGAAATCCCTAACATCATGGATTACACGTCTTTATTTGAAACGAAAGAAGACAAACCTGTTAACGAATTATCGTTTTAAACCAAAATGAACCCTATCGAAAAATACATAATAGACAGCTTGCCAAGTCTTTCCGAAGAAGGAAAAGAGCAAGCTCTCATTGTGTTAGGGGTTTCTAAAAAAAATAAAAGATTTACAACCAACAAAGAGCTACAAATCTGTAGCACAACAAGAAAATACTAAGCGTGGGCGGCAAAGTGTTTCATATTGTTTGGATTGGTTTTTTTTAGTTGCACAGTCAGCCGCTCACGCAAAAATAATGTCAAAGGCTATTGCCTTGGGGGTTGTAAAATGGGGTTTTTACAGCCCTCGAAAAAGTAAGTGTTAGTTAACAGAAGGCTGAAAGCGGTAACAGATTTGGGCATACGGTTGCCGCTAGATGCTTTCGATTAGACTAGGTGGCGGAATTGGTAGACGCTGATTAGTGACGACGTTAAAAAATCCCGATAAAGCGCAAAGATGTCATTCGGGCGGTTGGTTTAAAGCCCAACCATAAACAAAAATTAACTGCGCTTGCAGGTTCGAATCCTGTCCTAGTCACAAATCATGGTGATTATTTGGTTGATTAATTAGTGAAATTCAAGCCGATGCTCTTCTATAAATAGCCGAGTATTGAACGTTACAGCCGTTTTCAGGAAGGCACAAGAAAAAAATAGTGGTTACGGCGACACATAAAATACAGCACCGTTAGGCGGCGAGAATCCGCCTTAAGCCTTCCGATTAAAATGGAATAATAATTTTTTTCATAGTTATTTAATTTTTTGAGGACGCGGGGAAGTAATGTAACAGCTAACATCTTTCCCGCAACTATGAAAAAACTAAAACATAGAAGACAATGGAAATAGTAAAAGAAGTATTAACACAAAACGCATCTGTGATAGTTGGTACAGGGTGTTTCATTCTAGCGTATTGGTTAAGGATTAACGATAGACTTAGAATCTCAAAAAAAGTAAAAGAAATGACCAACGAACAATTATTCAAAAAACATTAACAACAACCGCCACTCCAGCAATAAAGGTAAAAAAAAGAGGGGCGACTTAAAAAATCAATCATTATGAATCAAAATCAACAATTAACAACAAAAGATTTGTTCGGACGTAAAAGTATACAGGAACGTTTTGAAAAAATATTAGGGGATAAGGCGCAAGGTTTTATCTCGTCAGTATTACAAGTTGTAAACGGAAATAAGCTACTGCAAAAAGCTTCTCCTGAAACTGTATTAAATGCGGCGGCTACGGCGGCAAGCTTAGACCTTCCAATTAATCCAAACTTAGGATTTGCTTGGATAGTTCCATACAAAGGGAACGCACAGTTCCAAATGGGTTATAAAGGTTTTGTGCAATTAGCACTTCGCACAGGTCAATACTCACGTATTAATGTAGTGCAGGTATATGAAAATCAATTCAAGTCATTCAACAGGTTAACGGAAGAACTTATTGCAAATTTTGATGTTATTGGAGAAGGGGAAATAGTTGGATATGCCTCTTATTTTAAGTTGAATAACGGCATGGAAAAAATGACATACTGGAGTAAAGAAGAAGTGTTGAAACACGCGAAAAAATACTCAAAATCTTTCGGTTCTTCTCACTCTCCGTGGAACGATGCAGATCAATTTGACTCAATGGCAATGAAAACAGTGCTTAAAAACATGATTTCTAAATGGGGAATTATGTCTATTGAAATGCAAACAGCGCAGTTAGCAGATCAAAGTGTACAAAGCACAGAGGGACAATATGACTACATAGACAATCAAAATACCATTGACGTAGAAGCTGAAAGCGAACAGGAAGAGACTGCACGTATTCTAAAATTCATCGAGCAAGCAGAAACATTGGACGAGCTTAAGAAAGTGAAGTCAAGTCTAAGCAATGATTTAAAAGTGAAGTTTGAAAAAGCTTTAACAGAACGCGAAAATCAAATCATTCATGATAACGCTATAAATCAATAGTTATGAATTTCGATAATTACAAATTCAGAGCGCATAGTGTTGGTAGTATCATGGCAGGAACACCAAAGCCATTAACTGAAAAACAAGAAGAGCTATTCAATGCTTACGAAGCAAGAAGAAAAGGAGAAGGAAGAAAGCTTACGGATAATCAACTTGCAGATTGGGGAGAACTCTACAAAAAAAAGCATGCAAAATGCAAACTAACTAAAGGAGCTAAGACTTTTTTAGAGGGTTTAGTATTTGAAGAACTGACGAGACGTAGCGAAAAAATTAACTCTAAATACATTGAAAAAGGACTTGCCGCAGAGGAGAAAAGCTTGACGTTATATTCCAACTACAGAGAAGCTTTAATCATTAAGAATAAGGAGCGAAAAACAAATGACTACTTCACTGGCGAAGCTGACATTGCGCGTTACAAGATTAGAGACATTAAAACCTCTTGGAGTTGGAAAACATTTCCACTAAGAGTAAATGAAATACCCAATCCTATGTATGAATGGCAACTTGATGTGTATATGGATCTATGGCGGCTTAAACGCTCTGAATTAATCTACTGCTTAGTAGATACTCCTGAAAAACTTATACATGACGAATTACGCCGCTTAAATTGGCAACAAAACATTTTTCAAGGCGATGGAAACATATTTGAGAGCAAAATTGATTTAGTCGTTGAAACTATTTGCAATTTAATTTTCACGGAAAAAGCACTTGAAAAATTCTGCAATAATTCATCTTCAATTTATTTGAAATGGTTTGAAGGGAAATTCAAAGAGATACCCGAAGAAATTCGAATCAAAATATTCAAGCATAACTATTGTAAAAAAAGAAATCAACAACTAAAAGAAACGGTTGTATTGGCTCGTCAATACATGAATGAAGTACTAGAAGGAATTGGCGGTAACGCTTTAATGTTGCAACAAATAGAAAAGGGGAAAAATGAAAACTGAATATAAGCATGTTTACAAGTTTTAAAAAAAAGGTGGAGAATTTGAATACCTGTGTTCTATAGATAGGACAAGTAGCAAAGGTGTTTTTAAAAAACATAGATCGCATTGGAATACAGCAAGGAAAGCCGCTTTAGCGGCGGATAAGTTTTTAATATCAATTGCGACTTCCTGAACGCATCGGACAAGAAAAGTATAGAGAGCTTGTAAAACTAGCAGAAAAAGAAAAGCAAGTCGATTTCAAGTGGAATCGTCAAGCTTTGGAAGAGATAAGAAAATATTACAGAAACAAATTAAAACAACTTAAGTAATGTTAAACAAAGTACATTTAATAGGAAACTTAGGAAGCAACATAGAACTACATCATTTTGAAGATGGTGGCTGTGTTGGTAAAGTTTCACTAGCTACACAGAATAGCTACGTAAACAAACAAACAGGTGAAAAAGTAACTGAAACGCAATGGCACAATTTAGTATTTCGGAACAAATCCGCACAAAACGCAGAAAAATACACTTCTAAAGGTGACAAAGTCTACATAGAAGGGACAATTAAATATAGAAGTTACGAAGGTAGTGATGGTCAGAAAAAGTATATCACAGAAATTCAAGTTTTAAACTGCACATACTTAAAAACAAAAACAGTTGAAAACGCAGTAGTAAATGCTCCTGAAACCGTACCAACTACGGAAGACGACGATTTACCTTTTTAATCTAAAAACAACACAATGCAAAGTATAAATAACAGAAACGCTACATATTTAGCAATACTTGAAAACCTTCCTAAACAAAGAAGAAAGGTTTACGAGGCTATTAAATTATTTGGTGTTGCTTCGGTTCAAAAAATAGCAGAGTATTTAAACTGTGACCCGTCAGACATTAGCGGACGATTCACAGAATTAAAGAATTGCTTTTTGATCAAGGAAGTATCTACAGTCAAATCAAACAAAAGCAAGAATAAAGTAGTTCAATATACACTTACTACAGACGATGAAAGAATTGATTTAGTGAATAAGAAGTTCGTAGAACTCAAAAATAAGAAAGACGCTCTTATTCAAGATCAAATATTACACCCGCTTTGTGAATACTCTCAAGAAGTAATAACCAATGAGATCGCAAAGATAGAAACTAAAATTAAGAACCTTGAAAAAGTAGCTTTATGACAATCGCGCCAAGTCTTAATGAATCTAATACCTATTTCATTTTTCGCGAGAATGGAGTGGAAGTAAAAGTAATCATAAATAACAGGAAAATATTTTCTAGCAGATTCCTTAGGGCAAAAGAACGCGCATACATTAACACTCATTTTATAAAAGGAATGCGAACACCAAGTTTTTATAAAAAACTAAATAAATTGAATCAGTCTCAAAAAGACAAATTAGAGCTAGAGATTGAAAAACTATTAAAATAAACCCTACCAATGGCTAGACCAATAAAAGATGGACTTAATTACTTCCCTTTAGACGTTGATATATTCGACGATCCAAAACTATTATTTATAGAAGATCGTTTCGGTGTCAAAGGAGAGTTAGTAACAATTAAGTTGCTTTGCTGGATTTACCGAAACGGTTACAAATGTGAATGGAACAACGAGCATGCTATGATATTTGCGAAGAAAAACTTTTCATCTATTAAGGCGACATTATGCACGGAAATTGTTAATGAATTGCTTAAACGCGGATTCTTCAATGAAGCCCTTTTTAAGTCGTTCGGAGTGTTAACAAGTAAATCTATTCAACAAAGATGGTTTAACGCGATTACCAATGCGAAAAGAAAAAGTAAGTTAATACCCGAATTGAACCTATTACTTACGGAAGAAACTACACCAAAACAGGAATTAACTATAGCAGAACGGGAAGAAAGTACACGAAGTAAAGAGAATAGAATAGAACTAAACAACATCAAAGATGTTTATACTGGTTTTGTTGAGGAAATAGGAAAAAATGAACATGCTATTTTCCGAGAAGGTTTTTATTTAAAATTCAAAATCCGCAAAGGCTCACTTTCTAAACTCCTTAAAGAATTCAGTGTACACTTACTAACGACTGAGTCAAACCACACAGAGCTAAAAAAGTTTAAAGAGCATTTTACAAACTGGATGAATACACAAGAAACACTTGGAAAGTTGAATGATTACAAAACAAAAAGAACAAACGCTTTATGAAAGTAAACAAAGCAATACAACGCATACAGTGGAGAATGAACGAAGGTGGTTGGAAATCAAACGAAAATGATATTGAAGCCATAAACAGCATTATCGACCACATCAACGAATCAAGTAGAAGCCTAGTTAATCAAAATGATTTATTTGCTAGGCTTTTTGTAGAAGTGATGCGCAGAACCGTTAAAGTGCAAGGAGTTAAATTCACAGATAAAAACGCTACGCGATGGATTTTAGAAGCTATGGAAATACCGTTCCATCAACACGTAACACTTCTCACAAAAGAACTTAACGATCAATCTTTTTTTGAAAAGATGGAAAAGAACGGTGTAGAAATGAAGCATCCTGCCTTAAAAACAGATGTTCAAAAAAAACAAGAAGTTGATACGTTGTATAAAAACTACGTAGAAGTGCTAAAAAACGAATGGGATGAAAAGACTGTCGAATATTTTTTAGTTAGTTCTATAACGCACATAATTAACAAATTTAATGATTAAAAAGGTAGAAATAAAACCTAAAGCAGAAAACGAAATAGTTATTGATTTTCAGAAAATTCATGATAAAACACTTGTGAATCTTGATGAAGTTATTGAGCGCGAACCTATAGCTTTGAGTATCGGAAACTACGAATACAAAGGAAGACGATACCCAATTCCTTTTGGAACTTATGGAAACTTTTCTTGTTTAGTTGGATCTTCAAAATCAATGAAAACTTTTTTAAAGTCCGCTATAGTTGCGGGATATATTGGCGGTCAAGCGCAACATTACTTTCCGAACATGAAAGGACACGATACAGAAAACAAATACATACTAGATGTTGATACAGAGCAATCGCTTTTTCACACACAAAGAGTGGCGCGTAGATCATGTGAAATGGTAGGTACTAACTATGAGCTGTACAAACCTTTTTCCTTAAGAGAAGAAGATCCTAAGATTAGATTTGAATTCATAGAATGGTTAATGATGGAAAGTCAATACAGGAAAAATATAGGGTTAATATGTATTGATGGTGCGGCAGATATTTTGAGTAGCGTAAACGATTTGGATTTGTCAAATAAGATAGTACAAGGAATGATGAAGTGGACTTCTGTAAGTAAATCACATTTATGCACTGTACTACATAGGAATCACGGAAGCGACAAGCCTACAGGGCATTTAGGTAGTGCAATTCTAAAAAAAGCTGAAACAGTCGCGTTTGTTACAAAGGATGACGATCAAGTACGTGTCACACCCGAATACACAAGAGGCTATCCGTTTAATGAATTCTTATTTGAACTAAATGAAGACTTTTTACCTCGTGAAGTTAACGAACTGAATTTTTAACAAATAACCAAACTAAACCCGTTTAAAAAGCAACTAAAACTTTTCAGTTATGTAGTATTAAAGAAAAACAGCTCAACGAAGTGGGAAGCTGAAAACACTAAACTAGAGTAGGCATTTATTTAAAATCATTTTTGTATGAACAGATTCAAATTAGTACTAGTGTTGCTTATTGCAACGATCATTTTTTCATGTCAAACAGAGTCGTTAAGGCTTCTCCCTTTTCCGCCTGATAAACTCAGTAAAAATATTACTAGATATTGTGATGGCTACATAAAAGGAGAGAGGTATGTCGTATGGGAGCAGGATGACTGTTTCTATTATTATACCCCAAGCACGGGGACGCAATACGTTAAAGATTCAGATGGTAATTATGGAGATGTAACAGATGCGTTAGCACAATGCGATGAATTTCATAATAAAGTGCCAACGATCAAAAGTAATAAGGGTAAATCCTTTCACCTACAAGAAAAACAAAGGGAGTTAGTGGAATGTCATTTTATTGGTAAGAAATACGGGTACACTCACAAAGTATATTACAATGTTAGGGCAAAAAGATGGAATCACAAAGCAGTTAACTCAAATGGTGTAGTGATGTGGGATAGACCAACATTGATTGAGAATCCTGAGGATGAATGCCTTCAAATGCGAATGCATTACGAAGTAGCACAAGAATTATAAAAAGGTTGAATCTATTTTGAAGAATTTTTCGTATATTAGCATCAACCTTTATTGCTAGGAATTGATTTGTTTCAGTTCCTCAATAGAGGTTTTTTGCTTTTTTATAACGTTATTTCTTCAACAAATAGAAAAGTAAAAAT